TCATCTGGTGGTGTTGGTACTGCTGCAAACGAGTTTACCTTTACAACATCTGGTGGAACTGAGGATCTTTATCTAGGAACTGCTTTAACAGTATTAGGTGATAGAACATATCGCTTTAACGTAGCAGACTCAAGTATGAGTAGTTTGGCATTCAAACTCTCTGAGACTGCAAACGGTGAGTGGGGTCCTGACGGAACTGCAGGTAACTCTGATGATGGTACTGAGTATGCTACAGGTAAGACCACTAACGGAACTGCAGGTTCTAGTGGTGCTTATGTTCAGTACGATCTAACTGCAAACACAAGTTTGCCCTCTTCTCTATATTACTATGAAGGAACAACTGGAACTGCTGCTAACGCAAACTTTGGAGGAACCGACAGGTTGCTCACTACGTCGGGTTCATATAGCTATGACTCTATTTTCGTATACAATGTTTCTGGGACCTGGGTAGACAACACAGATACCTTTACATACAACGGTGTAACTTATACTGTTACCAGTCAGACTGCAGGTCCTTACGGATTTGTTCGTGACTACACAGGAACTGCTCTATATGTTGTTCTTGGAGAAGGTTCTGCGAACATCTCTGGTTCGGATACTTTCTTAGATAATCCTGTCTTAACAACTGGTGCTCGTTCTACTGTGACAGTTTCTTCTGTTACTTCTTCGGGTGCAACTTTAGAGACTAAGCATTACCTTCGTAAGGATAATGCTATCACTGCGAATACTACAGAAGAGATCAAATCTCTTGTTATTGGACCAGGGCAAACACTGGTCGTTGAGAACAATGACGCAGATTGTTCGTTTACATTAGTTGGTTTTGAAGACAGTTCTGCTGGATTCACTACTCGTGCTTATGCTCAAACTGCAGGAACTTCTGGTTCTGGCGGTGGAAGTTAAACCCCAATAAATAATCAAAAGCAGTAATAGGAAATGTCCCTAACTAGACTAAAGAATATTATTACGTCCAGAACTGGACGTATTATCTATGTCAACCCTGACGATTTCGATGCATCCGATGCTATCGATAACAGAGGTAACTCTGCTTTGCGTCCATTTAAATCGATCCAAAGGGCATTCCTAGAAGTAGCAAGATTTTCATATAGAGTTGGTTTAAGTAATGACGAGTTTGATGCTTTCAGTATCATGCTCTATCCTGCTGAGTATGTTGTAGATAACAGACCTGGAGACGTATTATATACAAACGTTGCACCTATTGATGCAAACTCTAACCTAGACTTAACCTCACCAAACAACGTATTATACAAGTATAACTCTGTTGAAGGTGGCATCATCGTACCTAGAGGTTGTTCCCTCGTTGGTACTGACCTCCGTCGTACAAAGATCATTCCAAAATATGTTCCATACCCTACAACTTATGCTGCGAAGGGTATCAACACAGAAGACCAAGTTCCTCCTAGAACTGCAATCTTTAAAGTAACTGGTGGTACATATTTCTGGCAGTTCTCTTTCTTTGACGGTGCTGAAGAAGGTGTATATTTCAAACCTGATAGTGTAGAGACACTTGCACCTAAGTTCTCACACCATAGATTAACTTGTTTTGAGTTTGCTGATGGTCTTAACCCTCTTTCCAAACTTATTACTGATGGTACAGTTCCGAACACAGACTATTCTGCTGTTCCTAACATTCTTGAAAGAACTGACCTAGAGATTTATTATCAGAAGGTATCGAAAGCATTCGCAACGATTCCTGATACCTCTGGCGATCCTGCTGCTGACCAGATTCAACCAAGGGTCGAAGAAAATAGAATCGTTGGACCGATTTCAGATGAATACAGAGTCTTACAGATCACAAGAAATGGACAGACAGCAACGGCTGTCACTGTTGACGAGTTTGATAATCCCAGGGACCACGGATTTTCTGTTGGTGTTAACATCAACGTTAGTGGTGTTACAGGATCAACTGGACCGCAATCCGAAGTTGATGCAGGACTTTATAACGGAAGTTTCACGGTCACATCCGCATCTGGTAACGTGTTCACATACCAAATGCAAGGAGAACCAACAGGAAACGCTGTAGGTTCTAATATTACTGTTAAGACTGAGATTGATACTGTTGACTCAGCATCACCATACGCATTCAACCTATCACTAAGAAGTGTGTGGGGTATGAATGGTATGCACGCTAATGGTAGCAAGGCAACTGGTTTCAAATCAATGGTTGTTGCTCAGTTCACTGGTTTGAGTCTTCAAAAAGATGATAGAGCGTTTGTTAGATATAATCAATCAACTGGAAACTATGATGCTGCAACATCTGGTGATGGTGCACACCTAGACGGATTTGCTGAGTATAGAAAAGGATGGGGACATGAGCACATCAAGTGTTCTAATGACTCATTCATTCAGGCAGTTTCTGTGTTCGCTGTGGGATACTTTGGTCACTTCACTGCTGAAAGTGGTGCTGACATGTCAATTACGAACTCTAACTCTAACTTTGGTAACACAGCGTTAAGAGCAGCAGGATTCAAAGCAAAGTCATTCTCGAAAGATAAAGCAGGTGCAATCACACACATCATTCCACCTAAAGCACTCAATGTCATCTCTACTCTTGCGAATGGTTCTAATGGTACTAACACTATCACTTTAACTTCTGCAAAAGTTGGTGATGCTCTAGGTATTATTCAAGGTATGACTGTATCAGGAACTAACATTCCTGCAGGTACAACTGTTGGAACGGTCAATACAAACACTGGTGCTATTACACTTAATAACACTCTCTCTGGAAACATCGTATCAGGTAATATAATCTTTGGCGAAGAAACTTCTGTTAACTGGGTTAACATTGATATTCAAAGGACTAAGGTCGTTAACGCATCGCTCGCAGGTCAAGGCGGTACCCCTGGAACTAGACTCTATCTCTACGGATATACGACTGAAGCGTCACCTCCTACAACTAGAGTGCAGGGTTTCACCGTTGGTGCACGTCAAGATGGCACAGGTGCGAGTGCTATTGCAGACAAAATCAACTGTCTCTTAGTTGCAAATGGTGCAACGACTGCAACAACACAAGGAGCAAGCATTTCACCTTATGGTCCTAGTGTATCTGGACTAGCAGCAGGTGTAGCAGGATCACCGATCCAGTATGATAGTGCAACATATACAATTAATGGTGTAGCAGGTTCAGTTGGTGGTTGGTATCTAAGTGTTACAGCAAACTCTGAAATCTATCAAACTTTATCTACAAATACGCAATATAATAACGTAAACTTTACTCCGAGTACATTCCTTAAGAGAATCCCTGACCCTCGTGACTTACAAGATAGAACTTATCGTGTAAGAATGGTCATTGATAAGGACAAGTCTAATCCTCTACCTAGAGATCCTATCTCTGGTTTCGTAATGCAACCTTTGAATAGTGACACTACAACATTCAACTTAACTAAATGTTTCTACATCTATGATATTGAAATCGTACAACCATTTGAAAGAGGTGTCAATGATGGTATCTATTATCTAACATTATTGTGCGGTTCTATTGCACCAAGCACATCTAACTTTGACAATAGAAAGTTCTCACAGAACGTCAACGAAGTTTATCCTACATTCGATAGAGATAACCCAGTTGCTGATCCTCTTCCTGCAGTTTCTGTTGCTGACAATGTTATTATCGGTCTCGTCAATGCTACTGATGGTGCAACACCAACTCCTGCAAAAGATCCCAAGAGATCTATTACTAAGGAAGGTATTCAGTTCCTTCTAACTGATACAGGTTGGACTCAACCTGGTACTACACCAAACTATGACTCAAACAACGCAAAACTCTCAAATGTGCAACTTACTGCACGGGCTGGCGATGAAGAGACACGAAAAATTAAGATTCGAGAAAATAATGATGGAACAGTCGCACCGATCAATGTCGAGTTTAGACGTCACTCCATCCTCAGATCAGGTAATCACACATTTGAGTACCTTGGTTTCGGACCTGGAAACTATAGTACAGCGTTCCCTCAAACACAGGTAGAGACTCTAACTCAAGAACAGATCCGATTCTCTCAGTCTATTAAAGAAGAAGGAGGAGTTTCATTCTACTCTGGACTTAACTCTAACGGTGACCTATTCATTGGTAACCAAGTTATCAACCCTGTTACAGGTCAGATCACCAATGAAGATATTGCACAGTTGAACGTTGTTGGTGAAGAGAACACAACTATTCAGACATTCTCTGAGTTGGTTCTTACCGATAAACTAACTGTTCTTGGTGGTGCATCTAACCAGTTAGAATCTATCTTTGCAGGTCCTGTTACATTCCAAGGTCTATCAACCTTTACGAATAACGTTCAAGCAAGAAAGATTTCTTACTATAACCAAGATGGTACTGTTATTAAGCAAACCTTACTAGCACCTGCATTAGCAAATGGACAACCAGACTTTAGCAATATCACCAACTACGATACACCTTCTGATGGTGACCTTGTTTATAATATTAACTGGACACCTGGGAAATCTCTTGGTTGGATTTATTACGGTGCCGTATGGAAAGAATTTGGTCTTACAGATACTGGCGAGATCAATATTGATACTTTTAATAACACTCAACATATTGGTATTGGTACTGCTGCGGTATCTGGATTCAGAGTTGGTATGTTGGGCAACGCAAAGGTTGACGGTGACTTAGTTGTTACTGGACGAGGTGGTGTTGGTGCTGACAAGTATATCACTAAGACATACACAGGAGACGGTACCACTCTAACGTTTGCTGTAACTACATATAGTGGAACCATTAAGCACTCTGACGATTCACTATTAGTATTCCTTAATGGTGTAGCACAGATTGCAGGAACCAACTACACAGTTGACTCTAACGGAGCAAACGTTGTATTCTCCTCTGGTGATGCTCCACTTGCATCAGACACTGTTCACATCTTAGAACTACCTATCTAATCACATGGCAATTTCAAGAGTAAGTGGTAATCAAATTGCCACTAGTACACAAGCAATCGTAACAACTTTAAGTTTCTTAAATACTAACTCAGTTTTAAGAATCCCTGCAGGTACTCAAGCACAAAGACCTACTGGTGTATCAGTTGGTACACTAAGATTTAATACTGATCTTGACTCTGCAGAGATCTACAAAGCAGATGATGGAACGGGGTCTGCAGGATGGTCACCCGTTGCAGGTGGTGGACCGAGTTTAGGAACTGATAGTATTATTAGAACAAACAATAGTGTAATCGCAGAAAACCTTACAGTTGGACCAAGTGCTAACAATGGTGCTGAGTTTACCAACGGAATGAGTGCAGGTCCTATCACAATTAATTCTGGTTTCACTGTTACAGTGGAGTCAGGTGCATCGTGGAGTGTTAGATGAAGGTACGAGCACAGAATTTACAAGGATTAACACCAGGATTCACTGTCACATTAGATCATGATAGTGACTTTGCATTTAAAGGTGGAGCAGAACTAAGAATCACAGGTTCTCAAAACTCTTTACCCCTACCATATGGTACAACTCAACAGTTCAATGATGCAGTGATTAATAAATCACCTAACAGAGGATATGTAAACGGGCAGGTGAGATTTAATACGGGTAATAATAGATTAGAAGTTTACAACAACGGAATTTGGGCAGGTTAATAGTAGAGGATGGGGACGTCCCCGACTTGACATTATATCAAAATCGCATTACAATATGTGATAAGTGTGAGTACAAATCACCTATTGGGATCTGTACTAAATGTAACTGTGTACTCGCAGTGAAGGCACGCTTCCCAATATTCCACTGCCCGATCAATAAATGGTAATGAGTCCTTTCGCTTCTCAGTTTGGAGGCGAACCAGTAATCACTAAATCAACTCATCATGATAACTTTATCAGTGAGTTTGAAACAAACATAGACTGTCAACAAATCATTGATTATTATCACTACATTGCAGATAATGGTTTGACTATCAAGAGACACGCAGAGAAAGGTGCTGCTGATTCTCAAATCTTTATGCATGAGTTACCAGTAGAGTACTTTCATGATAATCTATCTCGATCAGTCTTCCAACGTTGGAACTATCTTACCGAGCAAGCACTGAGAGAATATGTACTCAAGTATGATATTCTGGTTGGTCGTAGGTTTCAACATACGATGGCAAAACTCCAAAAGACTGAGCCAGGACAGGGTTATCACGCATGGCATTACGAAAGTACACCATCAGCACCCTATCGTAAGTTAGCAACTATGATCTATCTGAACGATGGATTTGAAGGTGGTGAAACAGAATTTTTATATCAACATTTTAGAGTAAAACCAAAGGCAGGTAAGTTTGTTATCTTCCCTTGTGACTGGGCATGGACACACCGAGGTAATCCGCCCCTAAATAAGGATAAGTACATCGTTACTGCATGGGTAGAGGAGTATCCGACCCCAGGTCAATAAATAGAAGTAAATCGCTTAAGTAATGAGCAAACTAACTGTCGGTAGTCTAGGTGGCATACCTGCATCACTAAATCAAATAACTGTTCCTGCAGGACATACATTACAGATCAATGGTAATGTGTATCATGATGGTACTGGTGCTTTGCGTCTACCTACAGGCACAACTGGGCAGAGACCATCATCACCTACTACAGGTTATATAAGATATAATACTCAGGACGGATGTGTAGAAATTTATACAGGTAGTACTTGGTTACAATATTTTGGAGAGAATGGTACATCTAACGCACCATTTACATCAATGGCAAACTTATCAAGTAATGACCCTGGATCTGGGTATTGGTATATCAAGTTTGACGGAACTAATACAGAAGAAGTATACGCATATAAAGATACCAATGGTAAGTATTGGGTGATGGTTGCATCTATCACAGATGCTACTAACCATGGTTCATATACAGGTGGTTCGGATCACTGGTATGGTAACTGGACAACTACATCAACTACTGGTAATGCAAGAAATGCAATGGCAAATGACTTTAAGTCAAACCATTATAGAGGGTGGACAGCAAATGATGTATTGATTATGCAGGGGTTTTCTACATCTGGTACACCTTATGATACATCTACTGAAGTTGGATACATATCTGGTTGTTTCACTAACAGAGGTGGTAACATGTACAGTATGTTTAATGACTACATCTCTCTGAACAACCATGGTAACATCGGTGGTACACAGATTAGTGGTATGAACTTCTTTAAAGGATCTGCACAGGCATCAGATAATAGATATAGAGGTAGTAGTGCAGGTGAACTTAATCCAAACAATACTTGGCACGTTTCACCCGCAAACTGTGAAAACTATACTTTCAGTATGATTAATGCTCTAGGTTGTTCATCTAATGGATGTAACGTTGAGCACCATGCATGGGTAGGACAGACAGGAAACAACTATTCAAACCAAAACTTCCCAGAACCTAACTGGTCTGGTGATTGGGGGATAAATAACCCTGGATCCCAAAATCATATGTACTGGTTATTCTTTTACGCATAAGACATGAGTACTCTAAACGTTAACGAACTACACGCATCTTCGCTGCACAACTTCGAGATTAACTTCGATGATGGGGAAGCATTGATCGTTGCAGGTACATGTAATATGAGTGCATTGGGTCAACTAAGTTTACCTACAGGAACTACAGCACAAAGACCTTCAAGTCCCTCTGTAGGCATGATTAGGTTCAATAGTGAATTATTACAAGTAGAAGTTTGGAATGGTAACTCATGGTTACAAGTAATCAGAGCATCTGCAGGTGGTAATGATGGTGGAACCCCTGCTACAGCAGCGTCTAGTGTTCAAGAACTCATGGATGCAGGTGTTGCTTCAGATGGAAACTATTACTTAAACTTAGATGGTACAACTCGTAGATACTTTGTACCTATCAATAGTCATCCTTATTATCTTCTTATAGGTAACTGGGGTGGCGGTGGTGCTGCATTCTTTAGTAATGCATCATCATTATCAGGACAGAACTTAAATGATACGGGCGATTCAACTCCTACGGGTAGTTTTGCTTCTAACAGTACTTGGGGTTACTACAGAAACGCAAGTGGATCTGACTTTAAATATGCAACCTTTAGTAATAGGGGTGTATCATATCGTTATGTCAAGATGAGAATGAATCTTTATAACTACTATTCTAATGATGGTCAGAACGGTAGAAACTTCCTAAATATTTCGTCGGGAGTTGGTGATGGTCTAACTATCATGCGTGACAACTCTGGTTCAGGTGATGGACAACACATCTTTACTTACTATACTGCTATCTCTAACAATGATAGTAACTCTTGCCCATCAGTAGCAGGAACTCAACCTACACACGTTGCAGGTGGTAACAACCCAGGTGGATTCATGGGTAACAGATATACATGTTTCTCTAGATCTGGATCTAGTTACACTTCAGAATATGTGAGAAACTTTACTGTACAGGCAGGAGACAATTCTGGTGGTACAGGTCCAAACGTTTTTAATGGTGATGCATGGTTCACTGTTGACTTAGGAACAACTTACAGTGACAACATGCATATCGTCATACACTCAGATCAAGACACTGGAAACGAAGATACATACCTTAAGAGAGGTTGTGTACTTGTTCGACCTGCATAAATAATACGAAGGAGTAATTACTACACATGTCTCAGTTAAATGTTGATAAAGTTGTATCCCTAACAGGGGGATCGGGAACTGCTGAGTTCCAATTGGAGGCGTCTGGGCATTTTAACTTTGACTCTGGAACTCTTTACGTTGACTCTACTAACAATAGAATTGGTATTAACGATGCATCTCCTAGTTATACATTAGATATCTCAGGTACTGACGGAATGAAAGTTCCTACAGGTACAACAGCACAAAGACCTGGGGCAGCAGTAGAGGGACTATTCAGATATAATAGTACAGATAGAACCTTTGAAGGATACTCATACGATCAAACTGCAGGACAAGTACAATGGGGTCCGATTGCAGGTGCAGCAGGTAGTGGAACTCCTGATCAATCTACAGATAGATATAGTGCAAACTACACAGTTGGTGCAATCTTACGCTCCAATGGTACAGATGCCTACTGGTCATTTGATGGAGAGAACGATACAGGATGGTCAACAGCAAGAATTTGGACACACGGATATGTTGGAGGTGGATACCAAAGTGGTTCACCTTGGAGAAACGTAAATAGAACGGTACACGCTACAGATACATCAACGAACTTAGGTGATATCTTAGACAGATCTGGTGCTTACATGTCAGGATCATGGCATGATACTAGACACTTCTTTCACTCTATGGAGAACACTTACAGAGGTTCTTCAAACTATACCAATGCGATGAACATGGGTACAGAGTCTGGTGTAACTCATCAGTCACAGTGGAACATGACAGTGAACAGAGCTTCAATGGGATCTCACCAAGATCATGTATTTGCAGGTGGATACTCATACTTGTATGGTGGTGGTAACTCAAGAACTGACGTGTTCAACTTGAAAACAGAGGTTATGAGAACCTCTGGTTTCCCCCCAAACTTTGATGACTCAGGTGATGACCCTACATGGGGTGGACATGGTAGACTCTATGGTTGGGTCAAGAGATCAGGAACTAGAAGAGGTCAGTTCTTCAAGACTGAATCTTGGGTATCATGGGAACATGGACCAGGTGGTGATGGTTGGAAGAAAATTCTTCCTACTATGTTAGGACATATGTACGTTGGTACAGGTAATAACAACCAGAACGGAAACCAGAAGTGTAGTGACCTCACTGGTATTCAGGTCAGAGGACTTAACTTCGGTAACATGGGTGAGGAAAACTTTGAAATGGGTATGAGAAAAGGTTATTGCTTGGGTAACTATAATGGTTCCCAGAACAACAATACCTTTAAAGTTAACTACAATAGTGATAGTTACAACAACTTAGGTGGTAGTTCACCACCATCAGGACATGGTGGCATGTCATCTGCACACTGCTCTTCCTCTAGTTCTGTATCAGGACAGGGCAACTACGATTACGGTACTAACATTCCTAACTACTAATGACAAGCACAACATCGAATGACGTCATCGTAATTGATGTCGAGAAATTTCCTAAAGCAGGCGAGTGGGGTATTCAACTTGGTACTCATCTAGGTCTAGAGGTATATCACCTTGCAGACGAGTTTTATCAGTATATTCCACAAGACGTTACATATCTTAGATTTACTAGTAAAGAAGGAATCTTTGGAGAGAAGTATTGGGCAGAAATCAGAAATACTAAATCAACCTACGGTGTTGATGAAAATGGAACTACAAATAAAGAAAAAGAAGTCATCGAGGATACTACATTCTCTAATTATGTTATACCTTTTATGAAAAAGGTTATGATTATGAGTGTGCAAGAAACTTTTGAACATAGACTCAACGTCCTCAATACAGACTTCTCTACACTTGAGCAAGCAACATGGACAGATCAGTTATGTGAGGCAATCGCATATATTGCTGATAATGACTTCACAACAAAACTTATACATAAGTTAGCAGAGGTGAGGGACTTGACAACTTTGCAGTTTGCAACTAAAATAGTTGACAAGCAAGCAGAGTTCTCAAGCAAACTCTACGACCTAGCAGTCGCAGAACAAAAGATGATCCATATTATTGATGGATGCTCTAGTGTTCGTGAACTGAACGTTGTTCTAGAAGATTATTTCTCAGAAGCAATGTCAAATGCACAATGTCTTGAATATGGAAGATGCACAACCAATGAAGAAACAGGAAACATCGAAAGAAAAGTCACTTTCGACTACTCAGGCGGACTCAAGTTCTGATCCAAATCAGTACGATTATAGAGTCGCAGATGTATTAGAGGAACTTAAGAGTATCGATGATTGGGATGTAGATGACGTGTCTGTCAAATTGATGGACTGGTCTGAACAACAACATTTCGGTCAAACTGAGTTTCAAAATAAGTATTACGTTGTTAATAGTCAGGTCACACCATATAGGCAGATCAGACAAGCAATGATGGAGATCCAAGGTAGGACTAACTCTCTATCTAAAAGTACTATTCAACTTAAGCGATGTATGAATGACATTGCAAGGGTTAAACATGATATGACTGACCCTCTAAGGGATGAGTTTGAGAAGCAAGATAAGCAATACGAATTAGAATTACTCTTCCTTGATAGGCAGATCTGGATTAATAAGATCAAGCAATGTAAGGAAGAACTTGATGGTCTCTTTAATATTATCAAAGAGAAAGCAGGAACTGATGATCCTGTAGAAATTACAAACATCCTAGAGAACAAGGAACTAGAGGAAGTTGAAGAGCATAAGTACTGGATTGCTCGTATGGGTAAGCAGTCAGCAATTGATTTGTTGACTACTGGTAGAGTTCAAGCGGGTAATTTAGAATCCATCTTACAAATGAACCCAGAAGATCAGGCAGCATGTTTAGATCTTGCAATGACATATTCTACTGCTGTTAATCGTTCCGTTGGTGGAATCAAGGAAGCAGCAGAAGCAAGAGTCGATAAAATGATGGAAGGTAAACCACCTCAACTATTTGATACAGCAGGAGTTCTCTCTGATTATGCACACAACAACCTCCAAGAACGTCTTCAGTCTTCCGATAAACCCGAAACTGCCTCCTGAATTTCTTGAAGAGAAGTTTGTTCCATTCCTACTAAGGAATGGAGATTTGATTTACGACTTATATTTTACAACAAGAATGCCTCCATTCATGCAAGATGCAATGGGGGACGTTTTTCGTACCAATGCTGATGCTCAAGGGTCAGCACAAAATGCATTATATGTGTCAGAAAAGACTGGTATTCCATTATCAGCAACGTTTAACAACATATGGGTCAGACCAGACCAAAAGAATCTGAATGAGTTCATCAAGAACTTTAAGTTTCTATATGACAATGGTGTAAGGTGTGCAACTATACCTCATACATCATGGGTTATGACTGGACAGATTCAGAAAGAGTTTCCAGAACTAGAGATTAAGAATACTATCTTACGAGAGGTATCTAAACCTAATGAGATTGTATCGCTTGCAAGTGCAGGTTTTCATTATATTAACCTTGATAGGGATGTAATGAGAGATAGAGATCTGTTAGTACGCATTATGGATGCGAAGAAATATTGTGAAGAAAAGGGTAATCCTATCAAACTATCATTACTTGCTAATGAGCATTGTTGGGGTGGGTGTCCTATCATGCCAGAGCATTATCAATACAATGCAACAAGAGTAGGAAGTGACCCTCAATACTTTAATAGTACTATAAGTCGTGTGTCATGCTCACGTTGGGATGCTCATGATGCTGCACATGAACTTAAAGCAGCAAACATTCCACCTTGGAAGAAAGACTGGCAAGAGTTTTTAGATATAGGTATTGATGTATTCAAGTTACATGGTAGAGAAGATGCCATGAGACTGCAAGAATCTATGGATCTCATTGAAAGATGGCAAGATCCTTTGAGTCCGCTGATGTTCCCTCACTTTGAGGAGTACATGGAAGATGTGGACATGCCTGATGCACCTATAAATATCTGGCGAGAGAAGATCAAAACATGTCGATTTGATTGTTGGGATTGCAACTATTGCGAATCTGTGCTAGACTCTCGGTTAAAGAAACAAAAGCGTGAAATGAATCCACTCGTAGACCATGCTATTCGAGCAATTGATGGTGCGGTTGATAATAACTCAAACTTTAATCCCAAAGGTTATAACGTACTTGGTCTTTCATCTAATAAGGTGAGACACTTACTTAATAATCTATGCAATGAGCGTGGGACAGTATATGTTGATGCAGGTGCATACATGGGTAGTACAGTATTTGCTGCACTCATGGGTAATACTGCTGTCAAGGCATACGCTATTGATGACTTCCAAGAGGAGATCATCAAACCTAAACGTAAAGACTTACATAAAGACTACGAAGGTATTACAAATCCAGTTGATGAGTTCATTCAGAATGCTGAGAAGTGGATGAACACAGATTGCTCTATTGGTTTCTCTGTTAAACCTATTCAAGCAGTGGTATTTAATCCTGAGTTCCCACCTCGTGTAGTATTCTATGATGCTGCTGTAGATGATGACATGGTTCCTAATCTAGAACATATCCATAAGTATGCTGACAAAGATTACATCCTCGTAGTTGATGATGCAAACTTTGAAGGTGTGATTGATAAGATTAGGGAGTTCACTGAGGATAAGAATGTTATCTGGGATAGAACTATTTTGACGGAGACTGCAGAAGACTCTAATGATTTTTGGAACGGTGTTTACCTTTGTGTAATTGAAAAATGATTTTATTTTCTTTCATTCTATCCATTCAAACATTATTTGCTAATCACATACCAGTGATGTATGTTCAAGTACCTCAGTGGGCAGATGATTGGGCAGTGTGTGCTGTAGATATTCCAGACTCAGCATGTCACTGGTATATTGTGTCACCTGATTTTACAGGTGAAGGATTTGACTGGGAGACAGCACCATGGTTTGATGCTAATGGTCTTAAAGACGTAGCACCAATGCAAAAAGAAACAGTATTGCAGAAGTTACAAAAGAAATGATTGATATACAAGATAATTTTCTACATGATGGTGAGTTTGAGCATCTTTATAAGATGATGATGAGTTACAATGTTCTTTGGGAAGCATCTAAGATTGTTGATGATGCACCTCACAACATGAATCGCAACATGCAAATGTGTCATTTCTTTTATGATAGACATGCACCTACCGATAAAACTATTGAGATTCTTTACCCTGTATTGCAAAAAATGCAACCTTGTGCTATGATCAAGTGCAAAGCAAACATGGTCATGGGTACTGATCGTATCGTGGAACATGGTATGCACATTGATATACTGGACGCAGATGACCGTCCTTATATTAAAACAAGTATCCTTTACATGAACACATGTGATGGTTACACATTATTTGAGGATGGTACTAAGGTAGAGTCTGTTGCTAACAGGTTCGTAACATTCCCAAATGGTTTAAAACACACTGGCACTTCAACAACTGACTCATCCTTTCGGATGGTAATTAACTTTAATTATGTTTAAAATTTTAGAATCAATTGCTGAGAAAGAACTCTACATGGGTTATATTTTCGGTATCATGATCTTGGGTGGTTACATCCGTCAGTATCATGTCTTGGATGATGTTTACTCATTGATCAGAAAGTATATAAAAGATAATCGTATTATAATTATTCTCACATCTATTCTCGGAGGTGTATTACCAATCCCAGGCAGAGTTGCTCTATCAGCACCTCTACTAGATGCTATCGCACCACCTGATAAGAAAAAGCGAAGTTACTTTGGTATCATTGACTATTTGTCAACTCATCATTACTATTGGTGGAGTCCATTAGAGAAGACTATTGTATTACCTATGGCAGCATTGGGTATTACTTACGGACAAATGTTATCATATACATTTGTACCTTTGATTATCTGTTTAGCATATACATGGTGGTTTATCTTTACTAAGGTAGATGCTCGATCAGTTGTACCTGATCTTAGTAACATTCAAGATTTTGATTGGAAACGAGCATTAAGAGGTTGGGCACCATTCATTGCTACACTATGGTTCTTAATGTGTGTAGGTAAGGCAGGTGCTATATTCTTCTTCCCTTGGTTCTTTGCAATGTGTTGTTACTATGGATGGTTATGTAGAGATTGGAACTGGGGTAAGTATATCAATAAACAGTTTGCTATAATTTCAACTATTGTTCTTGCTCTTGGTGGTATCGTAGGTCTTATTAAAGAACCTGTTATGGCATATGTAGAGGGAGCAGATGCAACTATGATTATACCAGTCACTATTGTTGGCATGGTAGCAGCATATATCATGGGTTCATCCAGTAAGTATGCAGGTATCACTTCAGCACTTGTATTGATATTTGGTCCTCAATATCTTGTATGGTTCTTAGCAACTGAATACTCAGGGTATCTATTATCCCCTGCACATAAATGTTTGATGATCGGACAACAATACTTTGGCACACCTATCAAGAAATATTATAAGGTTTTAGGTGGATTATGTTTATGGTTAATCGGATATGCTTTTGTAATAACGTTTATCCTATAAATAGGATTGTAGAAATAAAAGCAATGGTTAAATGTCACAGTTAAATGTCGGTACACTGAACGTTGGAACGACCCAGTTTACTGGTGACTCAACAACGTTAAATACTGCACCTGCTAGTGATCTGAGTGGATTTCTTACTGGTACACCCAGTGCGAACCATTCGATCATGTGGAACGGTTCAGCATGGGTTCCCACCGCAATGGGTGGAAGATTGTTAGGGATGAATGTATATACATCGCAGAACGGTACTTGGAACTCTAAGACTACAGCAGGTGGTAGTGGTACATGGACTAAACCAAGTGGTTGTAGCAATGTATTAGTATATGTCACAGGTGGTGGCGGTGGTGCAAGAATTAATGATAACAACTATCGTGGTGCAGGAGGTGGCGGTGGTGCTACTGCTATTAAATGGATTGACGTGTCAGGAGTTAGTACGGTAAGTTATACTTACGGTAATGGTGGTGCTTATGTAAGAAATGGTGGCAGAGCAGCATCAGGCGGTACGTCATCGTTTGGTTCATATTGCACTGCAACTGGTGGACAAGGCGGTCAATCAGACAACCCTCATCAGGGTGGACCTGGGGGAAATGCCAGTGGTGGAGACATTAATTTGCCAGGGGGTGGTGGAGAAATGTCACACAGTTCAAACAACGAAGGTGTGGCAGGTTCATCATTCTGGCATAAAGCAGGTTCATCACACCATTACTACAATAACCAAGAAGAAATCACTCATGGACAATGGGGTTCTGGTGGTGGTCATGGTTATTATTCACAAAACTCACACGCATACAACAACTCAAATGGTGGTGCAGGAGTCGTAATCGTTTACAATTATTCTTAAGTAACATGAAAGCACTAGTACACACTACAGCAGGTCTCGTTTGTCAGTTTGTAGAAGACGCAGACACATTTGAAGCACATAGCGATTACGCATGGAAAGATATCGATGAAACTGGATTATCTTTTGTTGCAGGGACAGACCAACCCCCAGATTTTGATTACGATCAATCAACGGATACTATCTCAAGAAAAACAATAACACCCGAACCATATGATATGCAGAGAAAGTTTGCATATAATGAACTACCAGAACAACTCGATCAACTCTGGCATGACATTGATGATGGTAAACTAGGAGAAGCAGCAAAGACTGGCATCTGGTACAACGGAGTCAAGAGTACGAAAGACGCATATCCAAAGGGTTGACACCTGACTGAAAATCCATTATAATACGAGGGTTCACTTGGTAAAACCAATGCCCTCTTTTATTTTGACCGCAACTGACGAAGACGGAACTGTCACAACTAAGGAGTTTGAAGGAACTATCCTACAGGATGTGGTGGAAAAAACCTCTGACTTCCTACATGGTGTCGGTTATGTATTCGATGATCTCTATGTTATCGAAGAATCGGAAGACAATGATGTTCTTCCTTTCAGTGATGTTATGGAAGCAGTTCGGAATTCCGTAGCATCCGAAACTGAGGTATAATCCTCTATTTCATATATAAAATGTAGTTTACTTTAGAATAAAATCTAAGTACAAATGGGTAAGACGTTTAGGCGGGGTGGTAGCGAAAAAGGCAACTACTCCTACGGTAAATCTATCCGAGACAAAAGGACTCGGAACTCGAAATCAAACTTTCTCGAAGACACAAATGGCAACTACAAGTCAAAAACAAATAGACAACAAAAATTCAATGCTCACGTCCAAGAAGAGGACTGGGGATGACATGGATTTCTATGAAGATGTTGACATGCTAGAGTTCGATGATGGTTCTGAAGTAGACACCAATCTTGACTATACAACACAATACTAACAACATCAAATGACGGAACGTGATGAAAAATTCAATCGGGGACTGACTCTGTTTGAAGAGTCATTGCACAAACCTGATCATAAACTCAGGGCATGTGCGCTAAACCAAACATGCCTTGACGAACTACTCGAAATACGAGATCATGTGTTAGAGTACACCCAGTCATTACGGAGACGAGAGGATGAGTTACCTCTACCATAGTTCTATGTTTGATACAGACGAGAAGACTCTATTGAAAGAGTCTCTCGTTAAATACGTTTCGTATTTACAAAAAAGATTCTTCAAAGATAAGAATATCTCGGAAGAAGATTATCATCAACAAATGAATCATATTGAATCAATTGTTGGAAAACTACATCTAAATGATCTCTATAAATTATGAGTATTGAAATGTTTTGCCCTCAGTGGTATTACGTTGAGAGCGTACCTGTTGAGTATCAGGAACAAATTGAAAAATTATTTGAACCGCAGATCAGAGACGAGAGTCTATATGTGCAGTCCCCTTGGGACTGTAACTGTTTATCTACATTTCAATCTAAAAGTAATTTAGATCTACCTTGGAATGACTGGTTAGAATGTTGTAGGTCAACACTTGACAAGATGATTGACGCATTGAAACCTAAAATTGATATCGAAGTAGTACCTCAGGAAGCGTGGGCAAATCTATATACTAAAGGTATGCATCAAGAGTACCATACACATAGTTTACCAAACTGTAATCTAAGCATGTGTTACTTGTATGATGTACCCGAAGGTGACCCATTGTTTCGGTTCATTTATAATGGACATGATAACTATAAAAGGTCAGGTCTAACTGAAGCATTTGATATGCCGATTCAAACGAGAATCGTCCCTAAGGCAACTAAAGGAGACCTTATTATATTTCCCTCGCATTATCCTCATTTCGTTGCTCCTAACCCCTCTGATGCCCCTCGTATAACATTCTCAGGGAACTTGTACGTTGTGCCAAACAACAAAGCGTCACAAGACACCCCCACACCATAAAATTCATGCTATGATTACTCCTGTAAACAAACCTCAGACTTCTCTCGGCATCATTAAGTCGATCAAGAAGGCACTAAAAGAGGCAGACAAAGATCCCTTTCTTTATTCAATCGATGAAATCAAAACTCTCAAACGCAAAAAGCGTGAATGGCAAAACCTCGAACGCAGGGCAAACATCGAGGAACGCAATGGGTTCGGTCAGTACCTATAAACTGGACAATGTAAACATCGAGTACAATAGTTCATTCGATTGTGTTCAAGAGAACGAGGATGATTGGGTATCCAGTGTCCTTGGTTCTGAATATGATGTAGTCAATTCACTTTATTAAATATGTCAGAGTCAACTTCCTATCATATCTACTACGATGATAAAGTTCTATTCAAGAACTTGAATCTAGAAGAGTTCACATTGATCTGGAAGAAACTCTATCGGTCATACCATACTGACAGTATTACTTACTCAATTTGTAAGGATGACTTATGCACCTTAGAACAGAGTTATTAAATGAGAATCAGACTGGAACCTCGAAAAGGTAATCGACAAGCAGAAGAAATGTTCAGATATCATTTACATCGTGACGGTTATGTTCATGTGAGCGAACGTCTCGATAGATGGTATGTTTTTCACCCAAATGCCAACACAGGTTTTTGGGTACACCCAACAAAAGACCCTAACTGGATTGTACACAAATGAACCCATACAAAGTTGTTTACTGGAAGGATGGTGATAAACTATTCGACCGTAAAGAGATCATCACTTTTGGTGAAGAATCAACTGCTAATCTAATGGACTTATTTGAAGAGAACATTAATTATGATGTACATTGTGTGAAATCCCAAACATTACTGACTAAATAGTATCAGTCAATACAAATGCCATGCACTAAAACTCCAAAACATTATGGAAATCAAATTCAACAAGTGAGGTACAATGCACAACATCTTTACACAGAAACAAACTCCAGAGTTTACAAACTTTCACGCTGAAACATACGAAAACCAGTTATGGAATGACTACTTTGAATGTTTAGTTGATTCTGAAAACTTAAGACACAACCAATCAGCAAAGAAAATCTGTAGATATCTAGTTCCAGAATAGGACACTCTACAAACTGTCACAAGACCCCTAGAAGGGGGTCTTTTTTTGTGCTATGATTACAAAGTAATCGAGAGAGACCTATGCAACTCACAGCAACTGGCGGAAACATGGTAGTTGACTTCTATCCAGTCAAGTATGCTGATGGAACTATCAGCGAGCGTCTAATGTATAAGACAGTCACATTTTGTGAGAATATGCAGTCGAAGTCATATATCAATACTGAATCATTTCAAAAAGAAGTTGACTCTCGTGTTGAGGGTTACAACTATGAAGTAACTGACATGCATGAAGAACCCCAGTTGTTCAACTCAGCACTGATTCAAACTCGTTGGTGATATGACACTTGACTAAGTGGCACAACCCCCTACACAGGGGGTTTTTTTATGCTATAATAAGGGTACTGACGAACAAAGCATGAATTTGAGACCCCATCAGCAAAGAGCATTCGATAGGATGCAGCAGTATGATATCGGTAAGATCATCGTACCTACTGGTGGCGGTAAGACTTATATTATGATCGCTGACTTGATCGAGCAGATGCAGCAGAGATATGATACTACAACTGTAGTTGTTGCACCTCGTATCCTATTGGCAAACCAATTGTGTGCAGAGTTTACAGAATTCGTAAGTGATGCTGATATTATGCACGTCCACTCAGGTGAGACTCACTATACATCTAGCACTAAACCTGAAGATGTCAAACTATTTGTAAGCACACATACTAAGCATAAAATCATCTTTACTACATACCACTCATTACATCGTGTAGTTGATGCAGATATCACTATTGATACTGTATACTACGATGAAGCACACAATGGAACAGGCAAAAAGTTCTTTGAAGGTGTGAATGGTATGGTTCACAATGCTACTCGTAGGTTCGCCTTTACAGCAACACCTCGCATGGGTCGTGGTGTCTCAGCATGTCGTGGCATGAACAACTCAACCGTATGGGGTCAGACTCTAGAGAACGTACCTGCAACAGAATTGATTGAAGCAGGTGCTATTCTTCCACCTCAGATTGTACCTTTTGAGACTGATAGAATCAGAGAAAAGCATAACGCACATGATGTTGACGCTGAGAACCTCAAGGACATTTTAAGTTCACTTGATAGTCAGCAGTCAGCAAAAGTATTAGTGGCAGCACCTAGTTCAAGAATCCTTGGGTTCATGTTGGGTAGAACTGACATCCTAGAGTATCTTAAAGAGAATGGATATGATGTACTACACATCACATCTAAGTTCGGTGCTATCATCAATGGCAAGAAAGTAGGACGTGAAGAATTCTTCAATACTCTTACAGAGTGGGGCAACGATGACAACCGTAGGTTCGTTGTATTCCACTATTCTATTCTATCTGAAGGAATCAATGTCAATGGTCTCACTCATACTGTATTGTTGAGGAATCTACCTATCATCGAAATGGC